CGCGAATGCGTTTTTGAAAAAGAATCCGAAGAAGAGCCCTCTTTCTCGCACAAAGCAAGATCAGTGTTTTACATGAACTTTGAAATTCAGCAACCCGGTCGCATAATTGTAACCTCGGTCAAACATTTGAACAATTCTGTGCTCAACGACACAGCCCAACTTTGTAAGAATATTCTTCTCTACTTGGTTTCATATAGCCAGTATGGAGAAACATTCGATCAAGTTGTTCTTGCTCGGTCTCTTCTTTTCCTCGTTCCCCTTCTTTTTCAAAAACGCATTCGCGTCCAGCGAGATGGAACTTTCAAGTTCCCTCGCTCTGAATCAAAGCCCGTTCTCGAATGGGCTTTATTCACCGGTTATTTCCCGCAGTTTGCAATGTCCGATTTCTTACGAATTAATCTGCGTGGAGAAGCCACCAGGGGAACTTATCTCCGAGAGCTACAACGATTTAATTCAAGCGCTCTTGGAGAAATCATATGCGGACGCCCTGAGTTACTATTTCAGGGCCCTGGAGACCTGTGCGAGAGGATTTGCAACATTCATAGGGTACTCCGGGCGGATCTTATCCGACTTAGTGTCGATGACGCTATGGTTCGCAATATTTTTATGGCTGCACACATTTGGGGTCATTTTGTCGATAGTGTATTACTTGATGACCCAACACACAGTGCCAACCCTGATCCTAGTGTCGCTCACGCTTTTAACACGATACATTATAAGGCGCACAGAATGGGTATTTGGCGAACTACCATACTTTGTAATGCGTGCCAGCTGCTTTCTCCTGAGGAGTTCCTATCAGGCTCTCTCATCCAGCAAGAGTTACATTCGTGAGAAAGCAGTAGCGGGGTTCACGTCTTATTCGATCCCGCAAGCCCCCCCCAAGAACAGTGTCCTTGAACTCGTCCATCCTGATGGGTCCCACCTTGGATACGCCACCTGCATAAGCTTGTTCAACGGGGAAAATGCCTTAATAACAGCTTTACACTGCGTTAATGGCAATGCCCTTGTGAAAGGGAAGACAGGGAACAAAATTCCCTTGAAAGAATTTGCAGCCAGAATTGAAGATAAAGGAAGCGATTTCGCTTTATTCTCTGGACCACCAAGTTGGGAAAGCTTGGTTGGCTGCAAAGGGGCTAGATTTGTTACATCCAACGATCTCGCGAGGTGTTCTGCTTCACTGTATAAACTTACAGAGAGCGGTTGGATTTCTACCAATGCAAAGGTTGTGGGACCTTACGAAAACCGTGTCAGCGTCCTGTCAGAAACTTTCCCTGGTGACAGTGGCGCTCCTTACTGGAATGGCAAGACGGTTCTGGGAGTGCATACAGGAGCACCAACTCATGAAAACATCAATGTAATGACTCCCATCCCTCACATCCCCGGGGTAACAGCTCCAATTTACGTGTACGAAACCACGGCACCTCAGGGGAAAATTTTCGCAAAACCACTCAATCCTCCCAAGTACAAGCCAATTAAGCTTCAAAACCACTGGGACGACCGCGAAAGTGAGGGTAGCTCGTTTTACGATGATCCAGAATTTCTGCGATCCTTCAAATCCACTAAATCTATGAAAGCAAAATTCATTGAAGAGTGTGAAGAAGGGGATCACGTAATTTCAGCGTGGCTTTATAGTGAAACCAAGGAATCGACATTCCTACAATGGGCCACCACTCTTTTGGATGCAATCTTGAATAAAGCCCCATTCGAACACGATGTTTACGGGGACATATCCACGTGGTTTAACACTTCTGAAGTGCTCACAGCTATACGGTCTTACGAGGCCAATCTGAAAGCCACGGACATTTACGAAGAGAGCGTCAGCGTTCACACCAGCGACACAGACAGTGTCGCCACTGCTCCTTCTTTTGTCAAAGAGTCTTTAAACGAGCCAGGCAGCACCGCCTGCCCACCAACCGGAAACCCCGCAGTAAACACCGACGACACCCCAAAAACTACGCCAAGGAATGGCGACGAAATAATGGAACGGATCCTGTCACTATCATTAGCGAAGATCAATTTCAAGGGAATCGAGGACAGGATTGTCAGCGAGGTGTCAAAGAAAGTGATGCCGACCGTGCAAAAACGCGCAGAGAACGCACGGAAAACTTCTCCCAATACTTCAAAGAGAAATACAACTGGGAGACGGAAGGCCGGTTCTCCGACATCCCCGGCTTTCGCGACTGCGGGTCCATCCCAAGCTACTACCACCCGAAAGGAAAACAAAATTCCGGGTGGGGAGAAGAAATGGTTGCCAACTACCCCGAACTCGGGGAAGCAGTAAAAGGCTTCGGATGGCCACAGTTCGGAGCGCACGCCGAACTGAAATCATTGAGATTACAAAGTGCGCGATGGCTTGAACGGCTCAAGTCAGCTAAAATCCCCTCATCTGAGGAGCGGGAAGCCGTAATCATGAAGACACTGAAGGCGTACAAACCAGTGGAGACTCAAGCTCCGGATATTTTCAACGCCAAGGAAGACGCATTAGACTGGAAGAAATTTCTAGAAGTCTTCAAAGTTGCAGTCCACTCTCTTGAGTTGGACGCCGGAATCGGAGTTCCGTATATTGCCTATGGCAAACCCACTCATCGTGGATGGGTCGAGGACCCCGAGCTCCTTCCGGTTCTTGCGCAACTCACCTTTGACCGGCTACAGAAGATGTTAGAGGTGGGTTATGAAGCGCACTTGTCACCTGAGCAACGGGTGCAAATGGGGCTCTGTGATCCTATCAGAGTGTTCGTTAAAGGCGAGCCCCACAAACAATCCAAACTTGATGAAGGTCGCTACCGCCTCATCATGTCAGTGTCTTTAGTCGATCAATTGGTAGCCCGGGTGCTCTTCCAACACCAGAACAAACGTGAAATCGATTTGTGGAAGGCGATTCCCTCGAAACCCGGCTTTGGCCTATCTACCGACGATCAGACAGTCGAGTTCGTGAAGCTTCTTGCTAAACAGGCCAACTTACAAGTGGATGAACTTCTCCAGGATTGGGAGAAACACTTGTACCCAACAGATTGCTCTGGTTTTGACTGGAGTGTTTCACAATGGATGCTTATTGATGATCTGTTGGTGCGACAGAGCTTGCAGACCAGCTCTTTTAAATTTGACATTCTTCAACGGGTCTGGACCGATTGCCTTGGAAATTCTGTCTTGGCATTGTCTGACGGTCGATTGTTAGCCCAAACCATCCCCGGAATCCAGAAATCTGGAAGTTATAATACGAGTTCAACAAACTCACGGATCCGGGTGATGGCCGCTTTTCATTGCGGTGCATCCTGGGCGATTGCCATGGGTGATGATGCCCTCGAGTCCAAGGACTCTGACCTTAGCCGGTACGCCGAGCTAGGTTTTAAAGTCGAGGTTTCAGCAAAACTGGAATTCTGTTCACACATTTTTGAACAGCTGAACCTCGCCATCCCGGTCAATAAGGGCAAAATGCTCTATAAGTTGATCTTCGGATATGATCCGGGATGTGGCAATCAAGAGGTAGTCAAGAACTACCTGGACGCTCTGTTCTCAGTTTTGCATGAATTACGACATGATCCAGAGCTCGTCCAAAGGCTTCACGGGTGGTTAGTACCAGTATAACCACAAAAGAATATCAGAAAGAACAAAAGAGGCGATCCCCTCTTCCGTGAAGCCATCATAATCAGCCAGACATACGCAAGCTGCAAGTACTGGAGATTTTAGTCTTGTTACAACACAAACCACAACGGACTATAAATTCTTAGCAGGATTCTCAAGCGGTCTGTTGACAGCAGTGCCTGTTACGGCGATTGGTTTGTATTTTGTCTACCTCAAAATATCCGCGCATATCACATCATTGGTTAATGAATACGGGCGCGGGTAGAAATGTGGGGCGGCGAAGGCGAAGAAGAACGAACACAATCCCTAGACGCCGTAACCGCGTGGTTGTGGTCCAAGCCTCTCGGCAGCCACAGCGCGGAGCTCGACGAAGACGAGTGCGCCGACGTCCTGCAGGAGGAAGCGGAGTTGGAGTGCGGCGCTCGCGCGAGACATTTGTATTCACAAAGGACAGTATCGCGGGAAGTGCCTCCGGATCAATCACGTTCGGGCCGTCTCTATCAGAGAGTCCAGCGTTCAGCTCTGGAATTCTCCGGGCCTACCATGAGTATAAAATCACAATGGTCAAACTGGAGTTCATCTCCGAAGCCTCTTCCACCTCCTCAGGCTCCATCTCTTACGAGTTGGACCCCCACTGCAAGTCTAGTTCGTTACAGTCCACCGTCAATAAATTCGGAATCACCAAGAACGGTGCCAAGACGTGGACGGCTAGGCTCATCAACGGGCAGGAGTGGCACGACGCAACAGAGGACCAATTCCGGATCCTTTACAAAGGCAACGGGGCCTCTTCGGTTGCGGGATCATTCAGAATCACCATAACGTGTCAACTTCAAAACCCGAAATAGGTAGACGGTACTTCCCCCCCCGCTCCAGCACCACCACAACCCCCTCCCCCTCCCTCTCCACCACCACCACCCCCACCAGAACCAACGCCCTGCAAAGGAGCTCGGTTTTGGGGATATGAGGGTAACCCACAAAGTAAGATCATCACCGCCGAGAATGATAGAAATATTGATTCTCAGCCATTACACTTTGTGTACATGTGGAGGTGGGAAGACGAGAAATGGGAGAAAGTCACAATGCAAGCCGGCTACTCAAGAAACGATCGCCGCTGCATGGAACCATACTTCGTTATACCAGCCAACAAAGGAAAATTTCGTATCTACCTTGAAGCTGACGGCGAATTTGTCGTTAAGCACATTGGCGGCGGTTACGAAGGCAATTGGTTAGGAAACATAGCGTACGACGTGACTCAACGTGGTTGGAACATTGGTGAGTATAAAGGTTGCAAAATCTCAAATTACCAAGCACAACTCACCTATGTACCTGGACACCCCGATGCTAGAATGAATGCAAAACAATTCGATAGCAATCGGGTCATACAAGTTGATTGGTTTGCCTCGTTTGAAATGGAATGTGATGATGATGAAGGCAGTTGGAGAATCTATCCCCCACCCATCCAAAAGGACAGTTCGTATAATTACACTGTCTCCTATGGAAATTACACTGAAAAGTATTGTGAGTGGGGAACTGTCTCAATCTCAATTGACGAGGAAAACCCTAAAGGGAAGGCACCAAAATTCAAGCCGCGTAAGGGGGCAATGACGCCGGCTACACCTCTGGCCCTGAACGATCTGCCAGAGGATTTGAGTCAAAGACCAGACTATAACACTCCTCCCACTGGGAGTTCCGTTGAACTGGAACGGTCCCGTTCTGAGAAGCCGCTCAAGCATTTAGACCTACGGTCGCTTGATTCGGAACCTATAAATCTCCTCGCTCGCGATCTTCGCGGGTTGGATGATAATTCCTCAGACGGGGAAGAAAAGAAACCGAACGACGTATCGAGTTGGCTAGAAAACACAGACGCGTTCGAAGAGGTGGTTGAGAATGAGCCAGATTGGAACTCTGAACCAGTGGCTCGCCCACCTTCGCCCACTGAAACTCAGACCCTCACCTCAGTACCGAACACTGAGCAAGTGATGCGCATGCCTGGTGTGTATGATCCCAGCGATCGACCCCACGCGCGCGCGGTATTGGATGAAAAGCATAGCAAATCATTCGCGAAACGGCTTCTGCCGTCACTCGGAGGGTCCCGCACTAGCGCGCTTCAAGGAGGCGCTCTGCGGCAAAAGCACTCGGACACTATAAGGCGGTATATGACGACGGCTGAACAACGCGAAGCAAATCGTCGTAAACAACAATTGGGCGAAACCGCAATGAAACAGTATATTGAAGGTTTAAACCTACATGAACGAGTGCAATAGGGAAGGACACCCTACAACAAACCAAAACCTCTGTGAGTTAAGCTTGGCTCACGAGTGGATAGTCACAAGCTAGAAGTGAAAACTTCGCTGGATAGAAGCTCCAGACGGAAGCAGAACTGTGGTTGACGACCACGGGTTTCCGCCTGGGCTTTCTAGTGGGAGGCGTGTGGA